GTTGTTTTCAAGCATGCGATCAAAATCGGTACCGATCCAAGCAGTTTCGCTGGCATGTATACCACGGCGTCGGAGTTCTTCGCGAGGATCTGCCCAGGCCCAATGCTGTTCGCTGTTGGCCGCCAGGGCTATCTCATACCAGTCGGGTTCTGGACCACGGATCACACGGATCACATGACCGCCCTGGGCCCTGATAGCACGTATTTCGTTGGGGAATCTACAGTCAGAGATAACGATATCGTCCGTGGTCTTACGCAGTTTGTTTTCAAGGCTGGCTATCCAGACGTCATCATGGAAGGCCTGGCGGCACACTTCGGTTCCCCAGTGTTGCAGGATCCCGCGAGGAGTGATCGTGCGACCCAGGCGTTGGCTCCACCACTCATCGGGCTGTTCACGCCACTCGCGGCTGCTACGGGTGCGTCCTTCCAGCATGTCTCTATCCCAGCCAAATACCGCGGCACAGGCGTCTTTGAGCGTGGCCGCGAAAGAATCTCTACGGAACTCGTGGATGTTTACTAGATAGTCGGCTATGGTGTCTTTGCCGGAGCCGATCAGTCCACATATTCCGATGATCATTTGATCTCCTTGATTTTTAAGAATTCCAGCGTGTCCCACAGCAGATCGATCTGCCTGCGACAATCTTCCAGGGCATGATGGCTGGCTGGATACTTATTAAGGCTGGGGCACAGACTGTAAACAGTTCTTGCATCCCTCACGTTGTAGTACTGCCATGGCAGCACGATGTTGTAACTCTTGTAGGCATGCTCCAGGATGTTCATATCAAACGTGGGCCCGCAGGCCCAGGTGTGTTTGCACTGCCAAGTCAGACGATGCAGTTCTTCTAAGGCCTGCTTCAGTGGAATACGCCCCTCTGGACTAAATGCTTCATCCTGTGCCGCTTGAGGTTGGGTGGCCCACCACTCGATGGTACCTTGGCTGATGTTCCGATCGGGCTGGCTGTCGGGATCTACTCGGGCATAGTACCAACGATCGCTGTATTCTGTGGTGCGTTGGAGAGGATCAAATGTCTGGGCAGCGATGGTCAAGATACAGGCATCCACTCCGGTGCCGCAGGTTTCGATGTCAATCATTATATCAGCCATGCTAGGATTATAGCATGTATTTTGGCAAATTGCTAGAGTATTTTAGCCGATCACGAAGGTCAACGGCTGGCTACCATCTACATACAGTTTGAGATCTTCGATGCCCTTGTCCATCATGGCCTGGCCTTCGGATTTCATCTGGGTGCCATTTAGGCTGCCGCCGCCCTGCGGTCCGGCGATGGTCTGGAATTTTTCTCTGGCCTCACCGATGATGTATTTGGCCGCACCCACCATGTAGTCTCTGATCCACTGGCTGATCTGGAAATCGCTGAGCAAGGCTATCTCTGGGCGGAGATTATAGGTCCACAACAACACCACTTCTCCACTACCTTTGGGATCTCTGATCAACTGCAACCGTTTGGTCACAGGGTTATAGGTATAGTTGATGTAGCCACCAAACATGCGAGCTGCCAGTTCCACATACTGCTGATAAAAGTCGTAGGTGGCCAGGCCGCCACCGGCTTGGTTCCAATTCAGTAGATACACGTTCAAGGTGCCCTGTGCGAACGGGTCAAAACTGGCCGCGGATCCAGCGGTGCCTAGGCCTATGGTACGTCGGAAGATCTGGCGTACCGAGATCACTTCCTGAGGCAGGTAATACTCGTTGACATTGTCTTCCAGCTTCATGAACGAATAGGATTCTTCATAGGCGTTTTGTGCCCGCTGGCGGTAGGTACCAATGGTACGCTGGTAGGCCGCTTCGTAGTGTGCAGGATCCAGTTCTATATCGATGATCTGATCGCCCAGTTGCAGTTGCACATACTCGATCAGTTGTTTTTTCAGTGGGTCTAGCGAATTAGCGGTAGGGTTTTGACCGTCTGCCATATAGGACTCCTTGCCCTATATTTATGGGTCAATCAGTTTTGACGCAGTTGATCTCAAGGTAGGGTAGAGACAGGCAATATTCTAGGTCTTTGAGATTGCGTATGCGTCCAATCACAGGATCTCCGGTGAATTTCTTCAGGGTTTCCATGCCATGGTATGCCACCCAATCCGAGGCATGTTGCTGGAACCAGTCTAGATAGGACTGCCAATCAAAAGAAGTCTGTGCCGTGGATTGTCGGTTGATCACGAAGCAGATGCCAGGGCGGATGAGATCGTGAAATCGGCAGGTCTGGGCTATGTTGGCACTGTCACGCTGTTGATAGATCAACAAAGGATGATGCCCTACATAGGGATTTAACAGTCGTAGGTCACCAAATTCCATGCCCAGTTTCGCTGGATATTCGTCGGCCGACATAGGCACACCGTCGTCGTTGAACCATTCTACTTGCAACCAACTGCTACGTCGGCTTCCGCCCTCGACGGCATGCAGACAGAAATGTATCTCAGTCATGAGTTCGTCAAACTCTGCGGGTATGTGCTCAAATCCCTGGGCCAGGAACTGCTCTATGTCTTTGTGCATAGTGGTGGTACTGGCCAGGCCAAGATCATCAAGATTCCATTGCCACCCCAGTCGTTGATTGGCATCCAGTGCCAATTCTTTCAACCGATCCAAGGTATAGCGTTGCGGATCTCTGAATATGGGTCGTGGCTCACGCTGTACGTTTTCCAAGAACAGTCGTAACCAACGATCAGCCACAGGGGTGTCATCTACATCGAGTACCAGTGGAGGGCAGTCTTGGAAAACGATCTGCATCAACGCACTCGTAGCAAGATCATGTTTTCGTTGCCGCGACCGTTGAATCGTGTCTCGGTGGCCTTGATATCCTTGAACGATTTACGGGCCTGAGGTGCACCGCCACTCATAACTGCCCGTATCTGCTCGGCAGGCTTACGCAGGGTTTTCTGCACCGAGTTGGTAGTATCAAACCCAACCAGGGCTGACCCTTTGACCGTGAATGTGCCGATATGGGTATCAGCGATCACATGTATGAGTTTGCGTTTTTTGGTATCGTACAGCCAGGCCTCTTGTGCCGATACCAGATCGGTCACAGACACTGATTTGAGTTTGAGATCTTCAAACTCTTTCATATACTTGAATTTGGCCGTGATCTTTTCTGCACTCACTGGTTTCTTCTTGCGTGGCTTGCGTTCCACTTTCTTGATCTGCACATATGATCCGCAGTCGGCGATCACTTGCTCGGCGAACTTGACCAGATTCTTGATCTGCAATTTTCCAAAGTTGCCATAACCTTCGATCAGTTGAGGATCTTTGCCTTCGAGCACTGATTCTAGTTCGTCCAATCGACGTTTCCAATGATCGGCGATGTCTCCCACCAACTGCGGTGCCACGTTCATGCCCCGTAGGATCAACATGGGTTTGTAATCCGCTGTCATCTTGGTTCCGGCCACGATCATGTCATCATACATGCCATCGATCTCGCCCGCGGCTTCGGTCATCTTTTCACGCAGCCGATCCTGGATCGTGACTTTGGGTACCACTGGTTCGTCGACCTTTGCTACCACTTCTTTGATCGCCCGCACTGTTTCGATGTGGGCCTTGATCTGGTTGTTCAGCCGCAGTTCTTCGTGCTCAGTGAGCGACAGACCCATGAGATTCATGCGGGCCAGCCATCCATACACATTGGCGATGGTCGACTCTGGCACCCGGGCAAAGTCTTTGGCTTCGCGTTGCCGACTGTTCCGAGACAACCAATCTATGATGAATTCTTTCACTTCTTTCTTGCCATAATAATAGCCGTACCAATGGAATGCGGTTCCCAGCCGGCTGTTACGATTGTCGCTGTCAGGTTGGACACGCCATTCTGGTTCGCCGCCGGTGTATTTGGTGTCCGACGATCGAGGGTTTAGGATTTTTAACGCTTTCGCGGCAGTGGCGTTCATTGATGCTCCTTGTGCATGAGTTTAGCGATCAAAATGTATCCTTCAAAATTTTTCAACGCTTCAGCGGCACGGTCCAAGAGATCATCAAACTTGGTAGACCCTGTGCCACGCCGGCGGCAATTGACCCATTCAGCATTGGCCTGCTGTAGCAGTACATAAACGGTACGGTGCATGGTCCAGAATTCGCGGGCACCGATACGAATACCAATGGTCGCACGGTGTGCCGAATCCAGACGATCATGCAGATGTTGCCAATCTGTCATGTCCATACAGTATTTTAGCAGGATCACCATTTTGGGTCAACCTGCCCATAAATATAGTACTATGCCCAGATTATCCATGTGGCGTCCTAACAAGACGAACGACTACCGCTTTTTTGACCGCACCATTTCGGAGATGTACACCGTGGGAGGTGTGGATATCTATCTGCACAAGTATCTCGGCCCGAAAACCGGCACCGGAGATTCGGCCGAATCTGGTAACTTTGACGCCACCCAGCCCAATTACACCTTTGAGGATCCGCTGTTCATACAAGATCTGCTGTTGCTGGAAAACCGCGATCGTGCCTATGATCCAGATGTGTATCAGATGCGGGCAGTATACAACATACAAGACATCGACTTTGATCTCACTCAGTTTGGCTTGTTCCTAAACAACGATACCCTGTTCATCACGTTCCACTATAACAACATGATCGACACCATCGGTCGCAAGATCATGAGTGGCGATGTGATCGAAGTGCCCAATCTCAAAGACCCTAATCCCTTGGACACTACCATAACCAGAGCCTTGCCCAAATACTACGTGGTGCAGGATGCGGCCTTCGCTGGGGAAGGATTTGGTCGCGAATGGTTACCGCACACCTGGCGTGTCAAAGCCACGCCCATGGTCAATGCCCAGGAATATCAAGAGATCATCAACAAACCGCTCATCACCGAAAACATCTGGGATCCGGGTAACTTTTACGCAGCCGGCACCGTGGTCAACAACGGCGATGTTTATTATCGTGCTCGTATCAACACTCCAGTGGGCACTGAAATCACCAATACCACTTACTGGGAAGAGATCGATCCTCCCACCATAGAAGACAAAGCATCAACCAGGAACAAAGATCTCCAACTCAATGATGCTATTCTAACCCAAGCCGAGATTGATGTGCCGCTCAGCGGATATGACACAGTCAAGTTCTATATCTTTCCTACCAACCCCGACGGCACCCCTGCGGATCCAAATTCTGTTACCATTGATCAATCTCAGCCCACTATTGATTCCAATGGTGTTGATGTGGCCGACCAGAGCCAAACACCCAGATCCGACGGATACACCATGGGCTATCTCACCGGCGATGGCATCGCACCCAACGGATTACCAGTGACACCGGGCGTGAGTTTTCCTAGCAATCCCAGAGAAGGGCAGTATGCCCTGAGATTAGATTATTTCCCCAATCGCCTGTTCCGGTTCAACGGGCGGACCTGGATCAAGATCGAGGACAATGTGCGTACCGATCTCACCAATGGCCCAAGCAATCAAACTTTGCGGAGCAGCTTCGTGAACAATACATACACAGTGAGCACCACGGATCTAGGAAACATACCCAGCCGACAGAGCCTGTCTGAGATACTACGGCCCAGGGCTGACAACGGCGACGACGATGGCAACAAACCACCAAACCCAAGACCGCCAGGAAGATAACACATGCAACAATGGTTTTATGATCAGCAGATACGCAGATTCCTGATACAGTTCGCTAGGATTTTCTCTAACTTCGAGATCATGTACGGAGCACAAGGATCGGAAAATGAAAGCTTGGTGCGAGTTCCTGTGCGATATGGCGATGCTACACGTCAGGCCCAGACCATCATCCAGGAAAATTCAGCCAACTCCATGCCCAGCACTCCCTTGATGACCTTCTACATCACCAGTCTGGAGTACGACCGTCTTCGCATGCAGGAACCTTATCACGTCAGCAAGATGCAGGTGCGGCAGAGAACCTATGATCCGGCCACAGAGACCTACGAAACCACACAGGGCAACGCATTCACCATAGAACGTCTCATGCCTGTGCCTTACAAACTTGGACTCACCCTAGACATCTGGACTTCAAATACCAATCAGAAATTCCAGATCTTTGAACAGATCGCTACCTTGTTCAACCCTGCTCTTGAGATACAGAGCACTGACAACTACATAGACTGGACCAGCCTTTCTGTGGTGGAACTAGAATCAGTGAACTGGTCCAATCGAGCAATTCCGGTCAACACCGAAAATCCCATCGACTACATGACCATGAAATTCAACATACCCATCTGGATATCATCACCAGCCAAGGTCAAGAAACTGGGTGCTGTAGAAAAGATCATCTACTCGGTGTTTGATGCACAGGGTGATGCCAACGAAGCCATCGTCAACAGCGATCTTTTGCTGGGCACGCGGCAGAAGTTTACTCCGTTCCAGTTCCAGACCCTGTTGATTGGCAACAAGGTACAGGCCCTGAAATACAATCAGACCATCAACACGCCCAACAGTTCAGTGACTCCACCAGAATCGCCACCCAGTAATGAATTCTGGCATGCCGTGGCCGGAATCTACGGCACGCTGAGACCCGGTATCAGCCAGATCCGCTTTGACAATCAATGGGGTGACAATACCGAAATCATCGGAACCGTGAGTTATGACCCCACCGATGATCGTTTCCTCCTGATCGACCTTGACGAAGATACCTTGCCTCAAAACACACTACCGCCCATAGATGCTATCATCAATCCGTTGACGTTCAATCCAACCACGCAGACGCCGCCGGCCGCGACAGGCACACGCTATCTGATCTTGGAAGACATGGGTCCAGACACCGAAGCCTGGGGCGATGGCATACAGGCCCAGGCCAATGACATCATCCAGTACGATGGAGAGTTCTGGAACGTGGTATTTGATTCTGCCGCGGCCACCACGGTGCAGTTCGTGACCAATCTTACCACCAGCATACAGTATCGCTGGACCGGTGAGACATGGGTTAAAAGTTACGAAGGACTATATCCGGGGGGCGAATGGAGTCTGGTACTGTAATAAATGCCGTAGGCGTTTGGTTTTATTCTCTTTCGACACAGCGATATCTCTATCTCATGCGTAATGATCCCAAACACCCTGGAAGCTGGGGATTGCCGGGAGGAAAATCTGAACCAGGTGAGACTCTGCTCCAGTCTATACAGAGAGAATGCCAGGAAGAGATAGGATTTTTTCCTTCATCGATCAAGGTGGTACCGTTAGAACAGTTTACCACATCAGACGGAAAATTTGCCTATCATACTTTTTTCTGTGCCGTGGCCGAGGAATTCCGTCCTGATCTGAACGACGAGCATCTCGGGTATGCTTGGATCAATTCTATGATATGGCCTAAACCCATGCATCCTGGGCTCTGGAACACAGTGAACTTTGAAGTGGTGCAAGAAAAAATCAAGACCATCACTGAACGTATTCAAACGTCGCAGTAGGTCACAAATTTCCTATAAGGCCAGCACTCTACATTGGTGTGGCGTTTCCATAGATCAGGTATGTTGTTTTCTACTCCAATTATGCGGAATCTCACATTGGAATAGGCACCAAGAACCTGGTCCACATCTCTCTGCCAATAGTGTGTCTGTGCCTGCGTTTCTTTGGTATACCCTAGCAGGAAGATTTCCTCGTGCCCGTCGAATGCGGCCATGTAGATGTTGGTAGCTAGATTGTCCAGCATGGGACGGAACGGTATGAGATAGAATCTGCCTGGCATCTCTACGATGTGTCGAGCATTGGTATAGATAGTGGCAGATTGATCATAACCATGATCAACAATCTCATTTAACACACTACCATCAGTTGAAACAAAGAAATCAAATTTCATTTGTTTCCAGAGGTCACCAGTGCCATAGGTTTGCAGTCGTTTTTTCCCCAACAGTCCGCCGCGATGTCGTTGTAGACGAGCGTAATCAAATTGACTCTGATCAACGCCGCTTCCTATCACTGCAGCTCGGTGGCTGATGTGATAGTTTTCAATGGGGTTAGGAACCCAGTCTTTGATTTCTTTTTTGGAACCGTTGGATATCTCGGTCCTTAGGACTACAAACTCGCCATCGTAGTCCTGGCGATATCGAACCTGCATTACAACCGTCCTACAACAACCTCGACGAGGCCTTCTTCTTGGCTATCGTAAGATTCCAACGATTTTCCAATCACTGATCCAGGTAGATAGTGATCTTGTATCAATTTGGTAGCGACACCAGGTACAGCACTGGCTACTAAAAGATCTCCAGGTCTGATAGTCCCAATTACACGCACTGGAACACGACCCAACAAGGCCACTGTGGCCACATGATCTCCGGCCAGTCCGCTGTTCATTATGTAGGCTGGAGCGTCGGATACTGTACCGGCGACGGCCGTGGTGTGACTGGTCTGGCTCTGTGTCACTTCGCACGATCCGCCAAACACAAGGACTGTTCCTACCGGATAATCGGCATCTGCAAGATATTGTTCTGCTACGTCAGCGTATTGGGCAGAAGTGGCTTTGGCAAAAACTGTGTTGAAATAAGTTGTGCTGGTTCCTATGTTGCCTACACCATTGGCTTGCCCATTTTGGATTCCACCCGAGGTGATATTGATGATAGTAGTACCACCTATGTTTGCTCGTATGTTGCCGTCCGATGCAATAACCGACATGCTGGATGTACCGCTCTGGATTGATGTAGCATCAATGCCAGTGAGTTGGCTACCGTTGCCTAAGATGTACGAACCAGTGATGTTCCCGCTAGCGGTGATCACTCCGGTGGTAGTGAGATTACCACCTGCGACATTGCCCGTGGCAGTGATCACTCCTGCTGTGATGAGGTTGCCACCATCAACATTACCGGTAACACTGACAGATACGCCTTGATATGTCTTGTTGGCTAGAGTCTGCGACGATGTGGTATTAACCAAAGGAAATCCACCTTGCGTAGCACCGTCATGCACACGTAGAGTATCGACCGTGGTATCGATACTGATCTCTCCGGCAGCACCGGTAAAGTTATTGTTCTGTTCTGTGGTCCCACGTCTAAATTGCACTACGGTAGGCATAAATTTCCCCTTACTTTCTACTTATCATGTCAGCGGCTCAAAATCCACTGTGACCAATGCACCTTCGGCATTGCAGTCAAAGGTATCGGCCAAGGGCACGCCAAACGCATCACTGGTAATCGTGGTCACGTCGCCGTAGTCTCCGTCTGGAAAATCGCTGATCGTGCCCAGGGCCACTGTGTTCCAGGTCACACCATCATAGACTTCGAATGCCGAAAGATCAGTGTTGAATCGTATGGCACCTTGCACATTGCTGCGTTGGGCAGTAGTTCCCACAGGCACACCAAATGCACCCGAATTTTCAATCACGATGTCGCCCTGTGCATTTTCTGTGATGATAGAATTGCCTAAGTGGATGGTATTTCCTGCCAGGAACAGATTGCTCCAGCGGTTGGTGGCATTACCAAGGCTATAAGTAACGTTAGCAGTGGGTATTAGATTGCTGCCAACTCTTCCGGTCACAAAAGTATCTGAGACTGTAAGACCAGTTGAACTGAATGTCACCACATTTCCGGTTCCGTTGACTCCCACAGTGACGTTGCCACCGGAACTGACAACATTGACATTTGATGTACCATTTGATATTGAATTAAGGCTGATGCCCGTGACCCCAATGGTCACTGTTTTTGAAGTGTTGTTACCTGTGATAGCGATGTTATCACCCGGTGTGAGAGTGAGCGTGTCTCCCACTGTATCGGATACCACCGATGTGGCATTGGCTGATACTGTGCCAAACGCATAAGCACTGCTCTGTTCAAACACCAATGCAGTAGTGCCCAAGACGATAGGATCATTTGTGGTCAACTTCCATTGCGTGTCTTTGTAGACTTCGCCTTCGGTGACCATGACTATCATACCGGCTTCGATCTCGCCGTCGGTGTTACCGTCAGAACTGCGGATCCAAGTACCGTTGGATCCAGCACCCACAGTTTGTACCACATACAATCCATTCTGAGAACCGGTTGACTGTCCGGCTACCAACACACGATCTCCGGCAACCAGATTGACACTGTCGACAGAGTTAGGAGCACCTCCCGCAAGCGTGACATTGGTCAGCGTGACTGCTCTGACTGCCTGTTTGTAGTCAATGTCTGATATCTGCTCTGCTCGTATGCGTGTTAAACCCATGTTCTATCCAATTAGTGCAATATTTAGCCAAAAAAATAGGGCTGTTACCAGCCCTATTTTTAAGTGAGACTGTGTTACAGTCTTCCGACCACCATTTCGATAGTGCCGTCCTGGCCATCAAAATCTGCCAGCGATTTTCCGATCACTTGTCCTACTGCAGGATTGTCTTCTGCTCTGGCACGACCGTTGCCGGTCGCTACCATCATGTCGCCTTTGCGTACAGTACCTGTGACCCGGGTAGGAACACGACCTGTCAAGGCCACTGCTACCACATACTCACCTTCGAGTCCGGCATTCATGATATAACTAGGATTGGTGGATACCACACCTGCCACTCTGCGGCAAGCATCTTCATCACACGTGGTGACTTCTTTGGTGCCACCAAAGCAGACCACTGTGCCGGGTTCGATGATCTGATCGGCTTCATACATCTCTGCCAAGTCGGCGTACTGTGCTGATGTGGCTTTGGCAAACACGGTATTGAAGTAATTGGTGCTGTTACCAATATTGCCGACTCCATTGCCCATGTCGTTCACGATTCCAGCAGTGGTAAATCTAATGATAGCGGATCCATCTACTCCAACCGAAACGTTACCACCGGAACTTTGCACACGCACGTTTGACGTGCCTGACTGTATTGACGTGGCGTCAATACCCTGCAGTTGACTACCATTACCAAATATGAAATTGCCGGTGACATTACCAGTTGCTGTAACAAAGCCCGTGACGTTTGCACCACCCGAGCTCAATAGCTGCACAGTGCTGCCACCCACATTGGCCCGGATGTTGCCGCCGGATGATATTACAGCCACACTGGATGTTCCATTGGCAATTTGCGTGGTGTCTACGTTGTTAGAATCAATGGTTGCAGGAGTAGTTCCGTCTGCTTGGAAAAATCCAACCTGATCGTTGCCAACGTCTTTGATCACGATGTCGCCTAGATAGATCGAGTTTCCTGACAAATAAAGATCATTCCATTGCAGTGCAGGACTACCAAGATTGCCGCTGAGATTGCCTTCCGGTACCAGGTCGCCGGTGATCGACACATCATTGGTAAAGTCTGTGACTTCAACCGCGGCATTACCTGAGATGTTGACTATGGCTTTGACCACTTGCGTAGTGATCAACAACCGAGCATCAATCACGTCTGATACTGTGGGTGCTTCTGTGAATGTGAGCACGTTGGCCGCTACAGAGTAAGATGTGATCGGAATCTGCACCACACCGTTGATAGATACTATGGTTGCGGCCGTGGTCGAGTCTTCGCTAAGCGTGAATGTCACCGTTGATCCATCACCTGTGAACGAGTCTGCGGTGACGATGGTGAACGTGGTACCGGCCGACGTCCACTCCTCATTGTCGTAGAATTCCAACTGATCCAACGAAGTATTAAATCGCAACATGCCCGTGACACCGTCCGGCCGTTGGGCATTGGTACCTCTGGGTACCAAGATTGAGTTTGTAGTGTTAAATGAAGCTATGGCATTGGTAGTCTGTGTTGAGTTACCAAACGATGCTGTGCCTGTGCCTGCATCAACATAAAATATATTGGCTGTGGAATCACCGTCTACTGCAAAGTCCACGTCGGCATCGGATCCATTGATAGTGATGCGTGTGGCACCAGATCCGTCAATGAATCCGCTGGTCAACAGCAGATTTGATCCAATCAGATTGCCAGTTGCCTGGACAACTCCGCCGGTGGTGATATTGCCACCTGTGACGTTGCCAGTGGCTGTAACCAATCCTGCGGTGTGCAGATTGCCGCCATCAATGTTGCCGGTAGCCGAAATCAACCCGCCTGTAAGCAAATTACCACCGGTAACGTTGCCGGTTGCAACTGCTGATTGTATGTACAGATTGCCCGCTTGTAACGTGCCATAGGCCGTTACTGCTACAATATCATTGCCACTGAATGTTACGTCGTTGGCAATAACCATGTTACTAGTGGAATTGTCAAATCCCATGAAAGCATTGCCAAGGCCCGTGGTATAATACTCCATGTAGATACCACGGTCTCGACCGTCGTTTGTTGTCAGCGGTGCACCATTGGGTCCGGTGCCAAGTATGATGATGGGATCTTCAACACGTAAGTCGTCAATGTTGATGTATGTGATGTTGCCTTGAACAACAAGGTTACCACCGATCAATGCGTTGCCTGTGGTTTCAAGTGTGCCTGTTGATGTAAGTCCAGCGGTGGTCAAATTGCCACCGGTGACATTGCCCGTGGCCGATACCAAACCAGCAGTGGTCAAATTGCCACCTGTGACATTGCCCGTGGCTGACACCAAACCAGCAGTGGTCA